ACATCCCCTTCGGGATGACTAACGACTTGCCCATCCGGCCCGCGCCTTCCTGAGTAAGTCCCCATATGGGTCGCGGTGTTGATGTTGATCCCGCGTTTTTCCAACCACTTTTGATGAAGTTCTGAAAGCATCCGTCATTTCCCCGCCTGTCCACCCGCAATGAAAGCACCGCCACCCTATACCCGTAGCGTCAATCCTTACCGACAGGCAATGATCGTATGCGTGAACCCGTTTACTGCTGCACTTTGGGCAAGTTGTCTTCTGCGCCGCCTTAGTCTCCGATCCAATCCTGATGCCGTGTTTCTGCGCTATCTGCCTCACGTCTGACATAATCAAAATATCCCCGAACTACTTCGTTAGCCTTGTTGATCCACTTTTCCTTAAACTGTAACCGATCTTCCGGATCGTTCGCCATATGAACCGCTATTGCAATCAATGCGATTGCTTCCTGTAATGCCGCCTCTAATTCGTTATTCGTCATCTTTTTTGTCCCATGAAAATTTTGGTAATGTTACCTTCGGTTTAGCTTCAGGACGAAATGCCGCCCGTATATTTTCAATGCGTTTGTATTGCTTTGGAGTCACCAATACGACTTTGGGAGCATATTCCACGAATAAACGTTTATTGATCCCCTGATCTGATCTTTTTCTTTTTCCCCCCATTTTATCCATTCCTCCACATTAAAACGCATAGCAGAGCAAAACAACAGAACGTATGCGCCCCGTAAAACAACGCGGCTAAAGTAGTCATACTGGTCATTTTAAACCTAATTCCTCCTTCATTTCCGCAACCTTCTTTTGCATGAACACAACCCTGTCCAATGCGTTGTCCCTTTGCCTTTCCGCCTCAACCAGTTTTTTACGCAGATCAATGATGTGATCCATTGTTTCAGGATCAGCATGGCGGGTATTTGGAGCATACGGCCCCAGCCACCGGATTTCCGCCGATAGCTTCTTGCTTTGATATCCCGTCATTGGTTCACCTTTCCTGTTACACATTGTCATCCCTTAATAAACCACGGGTTGCTTCCATTGCTTCTTCCGCCAACCAAACATCATCACCCTCTTCTTCCCAAAATTTAACCCACATTCGTAACGCTTTTCGCAACTGTTCAATCTCATTGGCGGCTTCATTTTGCAATCCAAGGCGAAATGTGTAGCCATCTTGCTTATATACAATGTTTGCGGATTTGCGTAATTGTTCAACAATATCCATCATTCATACTCCCCGATTACGCCCATAATATCTTTTGCCATATCCAACCGCCCAGCCTGTCTTCCAACAAAATACGCTTCGTTGATTGCTTCTGCTGTGATTCCGTGTTGGTCAATAAAATACTGTGGCACGTTACCATCCGCCGCTTTCAATCGTTCACTTGTCCAATGGGCGGAACTGCAAATTTTGCGAATGTCGTCTTTAATAAATTTGATACGCATTTGTAATTTTTCATAATCAGTTTTCATCACTCACCCTCCTTCAGTGCGGGGTTATCAAAAAATTTACTAAATCGTGATGGTATATCTTCATATTTATGATTAAGCGGCTGTTTATTTTGTTCAAAAATAGGTTTAATTTTCAACCAATTATCATGTTTCCATTTTATGCTGTCTTTAAACGCATCAATACCGTCATTTACTCTTTTTAATTCTTTCCGCAAACGAACAATCTCATCAGCGGCTTCGTGCATCGTTGCTTCAGCCGCCTCAATTGGGCCGTCTGTATACCCAGCAATTTCTTGCCGCAACCGTTTAACAATATCCATCACCACTGTACCTCCCCGTTAATTCCCACAACCATAGCTTCCGCAATTTTCATTGCAGTCTGTTTTTCCGATAGGGCATTTCCACGGCCCAACTTGTAAGGATTGGTTACAAGTTGACAAGGCTTCCTTGATAACTGAAGCCATAATTTCCCGTTCTTCACGTTGCTCTTCCTCATCAAAATCAATAGGCCAACGCGCCGTTTCAGGGTGCAATTCTGACACCTTTTTGTACTTTGCTATTATTGCCTTTTCTACAATATCTTTATCCATCACCACTACACCTCCCTGTTAATCACGACCTGCACGTACCACCTGTCGCCGCTGTCGTTCTCCCACAGCGCACAGATGTTGTCGCCGTCCCGTTCATGGCGGACTATCCATTGTTTCATTTTGGCGGCTCCGGGGCGGGAGTAAGTGGCATCCAATGGGTGGGTTTTACTTCATCAAATACTTTTTCAATGCCTAAACATGGACTACATTCAAACCATGCTTCATCTGCCCAAAAAGCAAAAGCCATTCCTTGTTTTGGATAATAAAAAAGCAATATGCCTCTACCATCCTTTGGCGCTGTTTCTATTGGTTGCCATTCCATTTTACTGTTTCTCCTTATTTTTATGCCTGCCTTGCCCTGTCGTACCGCGCCGAACCGGACCTTAACGCGCCTTGCCTGCCGTGCCCTGCCATGCCGCACCTTTCCTGACCACGCCCTGCCTCGCCTGCCTTGCCCCTTCGTGCCATGCCATACCCAACCGCGCCTTGCCTGCCTTGCATTGACATGCCTCTCCTCGCCGAACCGTTACTTGCCTCGCCTTGCGCCGCCCCGCCTGCCGTGCCCTGCCATGCCGTACCCTTCCTTACCTCGCCACGCCTGCCTTGCCAAACCTCGCCTGACCTGACCGAACCTAGCCTCGCCACGCCTAGCCTGCCCCGCCTTGCCGTACCTCGCCAGACCATGCCTGACCTCGCCTGCCTTGCCTGACCATGCTAGGTCTCGCCGAACCTTGCCGTGCCATGCCTGCCGTGCTTTGCCGGACCAGACCTTGCCAAACCATGTGTTGCCATGCCTGCCTTGCCTTACCGTGCCGTGCCTTGCCAATGATTGCCTTGCCAAGCCCCGTCCCGCCTGCCTTGCCGTGCCTGCTTCGCCTCACCTTGCCTTACCAGACCACGCCCCGCCACGCCCCGCCTGCATTGCTTTGCCTTGCGTTACCAAGCCATGCCAAGCGTTGCCTGCCTTATGCCACTTCTTCCCTTTCGGACAGAAGATACTGCCTAAGTTCCTGAATTTGATCAATGATATCATCAACTTCAGGCGCAGCCAGATTACGAAGCATCGTTGCACATGACGCTAACGTAATCAACATTACCGTCACCCGATCAGCATGATTCACAGCAACTTGCTGGGTAGATTCATACCCCGCGCCACTGGCTGACCGTATATAAGAAGACACACGCACCACCGTATCATCTGCACGAATCACATTTACCTTGACCCGCTTGATCAAAGCCCGTGCTTGCGAAATCCGGTATTGATGCGCTGCGTCTGTATCATCCCAATTAAACTGCCCATGCATGGACGAATTGGGATTTCTCGCCGCATCAACGACTCGCTCTGGTTCGAGCGAGCCGTCAACGACGAGCGATTCAAGTTCTTCTTTGATCGCTTCTAATAACATTACTTACCCCCTTCAATTTCAAATGTACCAAAGCCTAAACCCGTTGATGACTTGGAGTCGGGGCGGCCTTCACCAATCCCGACTTGTACCCCCGCCCGCATTAGGAGATTGCTAACATCTGTTAACGTAAACTGATCCGCATCGTACTTGACCCGCAAATTGATATGCCAGTGACGCCACATTGGACGCACCCGAATATCCACTACGCCCGTAGCATTACGGGTATGCATATCCAATCGTTCCCAATCCCCATGCAAATGAACCAATGGAACACCATCCACCGCATCAAACGTATCCGCAGCCACGAAGATGCTTAGTTTAGCCAAAGTCATCTTAAATCCGACCAACCGACAGGCGGAAATCATCGCATTACGGAATGCGCCCGCTGGAACACCCGCCTTGCCATCCACGCCAATGTGCATCGCGTCACGGCAGTCCTGATCAAAGTCACGGGCATCACGAACCCTTTTTCCCTTCGCTGTGCTGCCCTGCTCCATTTTGGACATCATAGCTTGCTTGGACTTTGCGGAAAACCGCGCCTGAACGAACGGGGCGGTCCCAATAATTTTAAACTCCGCCGTTGTAATACGCGGTGCGGAAATTGTTACCATTTCTGATTTAATTTTATCCAACATTTAATTTTCCTTTTTTCACATTGATTGATTGTTGATTGTTTTATTGTAGTAATCTTACCTATCATTTAGGCAAAACTGGCAATTCCATCCACCATTTCGGCTCAAACCACACGTCCCAAGCCCATTCAGGGTCAGGCCGCGATGCTTCAGGCCAAATTTCGTACGTTTCCCAATATCCTTTATCCACCCATTCATTACCCTCCTCATCTCTCCCACCTAATAAAATCATGCGACCTTTTGGAGCCGTATCAATTGTTTGCCATTCAGTCATTCTTACCTCCCATTGCGGCGACAAGATCAAGCTTCACCTGCGGCATACTCATGCCACTATTGTCCCCGCCTAACTCCGCATACCCTTCAATATCATCCCAGTGGTCACGGAAGTTCTGATCTCCTGATAAGATGCGGGCAATCTTCATCGCAATCAATTCAAGTGCTTCCCGTTGCGTATCTTTTAATACATCCCAGTTCTTACCCGCCGACATGACGCCCTTCAGCGCTTGGCTGATGGTGGCGGTATCACGGTAATTACCGTGGGTCTTTTGTTTTGTCGTATCCATTATTTTTCCTTTCACACAAAGTTCTTGCTTGTTTGTTTTATGTAACTTTCCGCTTCCGCCACCAGTTCAGAAATGGTCGGCGGGAACTTGGCCTTCGTTAAGATACCCCCTGCTGGGTCTGCTAATTTGTGCAGCACTTCTGCGGGG